GAGTACGGCAAGGGCTACGCCGACGGCTTCCGGGCCGGCATCGCCGCGGTGAAGGTGGAGACGCCCACGACGCCCGTCGAGCAACTGATCGACGAGACGGTCGAGCGGTGGCGCCTGGAGGACCAGGAGATGATGCGCCGGGTCGCCCGGCCCGACGACTGCCCGGACTGGTGCGTGATCGACCACATCCACGACGACGAGCGCGATGACCTGGTGCTGCACCAGGCCGACGACCACACCGACGGGACGGTCCGCAAGCTGCTCGACGACCAGGATCTCGACATCCGGGTGACCCGGACCGACTGCACCTCGGAGGGCCGGACCGGAACACCGACCCTGCGCGTCACCACCGAGATCGAACTGACGACGTGGGAGCAGGCGGCCGAACTGGCCCGCACGATCCTCGACGGCTTCGGCTACCTGGCCGGCGCCGGCCAGTCCTGATCACGAACCCGCGTTCGGAATCCGGCACGCGGGTGCCGAATCCGTGAGCTGATCACGGATCTTGGTTACAGCTGTAACCGCGGCCCGTCCCCACAACTGTGGAGGACGGGCCGCTCCGTGTCTCCAATTGGAGTCACGGAACCGTGGTTCTGGTGACTACGGTTCAACCACCGTCGTAACGACAGTGGTTGCCTGCGTGGTGCTGGTGACTACGGGGCACCGTCGTTACACCGGTACCTGCACCGTCGTAACAGCAGTGCAGGTCCCCACAATTTTGGGGACTACTCCCCCTCGGGGTCCTCGGCGCGCGTCGGCCGGTTCTCGGCGATCCAGCGGTCAACGTCCTCGGTCAGCCAGACCGAGGGCCCACCGGTCCACTCGTCGAAGGTGTCCGGGAAGCCCTTGCGATTGGCGATGGCGTACGCGCGCTGCCGGGTGACGCCGAGCAGGTCGGCGATGTCCCCGGTCGTGTAGAGCCGTCCCTTGACACCCACGTGATCACGTTATGTACGTCGAAAGATTACGTTCGGAGTTTGCCTAAGGGGTTTACCGAGAGAAATAGCGTGAGTAACCTCCCCCACAGGTTGGTGACCAGCCGAGGGCGTGGTGACACAGGTCCTCATGGTGGCGACACCTCCTGGTGGCGGCGGGCGGGCCGGTCGACTGAGACTCCCGGCCCGCTCGTCGCCCTCCCAGCGGCTCAGCGTTGGAGGTTGCCGTGACACCCGAGGAACTGCACCGGAACGCCGTCGAGGCCGTGCACGCCTGGCGCGACGAAGAGCGAGCCAAGCTGGCCCGGAAGGGCTACCGGCTCGTCTGGGTCGATACCGGCTCCGGGCCGGGGCACGAGATCTGGGTGCCCGATCGGGACCCGGCCGCCGGCTGGTCGGTGCTGAAGTCCCAGTGACCGGCCCGCTGCGGTGTCAGCTGATGGGCCTCGCCGAGATCCGCAATCGGCTCGGCATATCCCGCCAGCGCGTGCACCAACTCGCCGCGGGCTCCGACTTCCCGAAGCCCTGCGACGTGCTGATCATGGGGCGGGTGTGGCTGGAGGCCGACGTGGAGCGCTGGATCCGCACCCACCGCCCGGAACTGATGTAGCTACTCGGCGGGCGCGAGCTTGCCGACCTGCTCGTGGGTTTCCAGGATCGCTTCACCGATGGTGGTGCCGGTCCGGAACAGGACCTGACCGTGGACGCCGCGGCCGGCGGCCGTGCCGATCGAGGCCTGCCCGGCGGTCGAGGCGAGCGCGGACTGGAACGCGTCCTCGATGAACTTCTTGTCGGCGTCGGTCAGCAATTCGATCTCCTTGAGCCACGGCCGGGTGTCGGCCTCGCGGATGCTGTCGTAGGACGCGCTGAAGTGCGCGTGGCCGGTGTGCGGGTCGGTGCCGGGGTAGGGCCGGGCGCGCCATCCGTTCGACGCTTCCCAGATCGTGTGGTCCCAGATGACGTACCGAAGTCGGTTCTCCTTGCCGGCGCGGCACCGGGCGACGATGCCCGCGACGATGTCTCCCATTGGGAGACCATCCGGGTCGGCGTCCAGGGCGTGGACCTCGTGCTTGGTGTCCGCGTCGTGGATCGGGACGGCACCGACCTCGTCGTCGTTGTGGTCGGAGACGCGTTGCTGGTGGGCGGTGTCGCCGATCCAGCCGTCCGAGGACCGGTCGCGGTCCGGGTTGAGTTCGTCGAGCTCGGTGCGCAGCTGCACGAGGCAGGGCACCAGCACCGGGGCGGCCATCAGGAGATCACGCCCTGTTTGCGCAGCTCGGCCAGCACCAGGTCCGCGGCGCGGCGCATGCCGGCCTCGATCCGGGCGTCGAGCTCGCCGTTGGTGCGTCGTTCGACGGTGGCCATCGTGTCGGAGATCTGGGTGAGCTGCTGGGTCTGGGCGTCGGTCTTGCCTTCGACCTTGAGCAGCAGGGCGAACACGGATCCGGCGAAGGTGCCGATGCCGGCGGTCCAGCCGATGACGGCCTGGTCGGTCCAGCCGGCGAAGGACAGGCCGAGGCCGATCGCGGCGACGATGGCGACCAGGGCGACGCCGGCCCAGACGATGGATGACTTCACGGGAGTGCCTCCTCGGGGGGTCACGCGTAGCGGTAGATCAGCTCGAGCACTGACGCGAGTTGCAGCGAGGCGACGGCGGACCCGGCGGCGGCGGCGCCGTTGGACTGCTGGGCCATCAGCTCCACGTAGTCGGTCGAGCCGTTGAACGGGATCAGCAGCGGCCCGAACGGCACCATGAGGGTGCTGTTGATCTGCGTCGCGGACAGGATCACCTTCCCGGCCGGGGCCCACACGGTCGCGGCGTTGGTCCGCACGAACGCCTGGACCGAGGTGTAGTCGGTCCGGCCGCCGAACGCGACGGCGCCGCGGATCTCGTACGTGCCGGCGATGTTCGGTGTCACCCGGGTGTTGTTCGTGACCTCGTCGTGAAACCCGTTCGGGTCGGTGATCTCCGTGCCGACACCGAAAGCGATCGCTACGGCGGTGCCGGAGGTCAGGGTGGCCTGCGTGGCGTTGGTGACCAGGCGTATCCGTGGCGGGTCGACCGCGCGGGCGACGTCGGCCCAGTCGGCGAGGTTGCCGGATCCTGCGGTCATGTTGCGATCCCCCAGCGTCGTGCGTTGTAGACGGCGATGCTCGTGTTCGTGGTCTGCGCCTTGACCACGCCGTTGACCGACCGGGTGACGGTCAGGACCTGGCTGAACGGCCCGGACCCGGTGACGGCACCGACGTTGGTCACGGTGACCCGCTCGCCGCCGGCCACGTAGTCGACCGAGGTCGCGCCGGGGGTGAGCATGTCGAGGCGTTCCGGGCTGGTCACGGTCCAGCTGGTCGCGGCCGACGTCGGCGACCCGCTGATCGCGAGCCGGCCGCAGCCCCACCGCCAGGTGCCGTCCGTCCACCGGCCGATGTTCCAGATGTCGTGCGGCTCGGTCTCGAACGTGATGCTGCGTTCGATCACCCCGGAGACCTCGGTGATCCCGGTGACCATCAGGTGCACGTCGTCGGGCGGGTAGTTCGTCACCACGATGTGGTCGCCCTCGCGGACCGTGGCCACCGTGGCGGCCAGGCTCGGGTTGGCGAGCAGGTCGACGACGACCTTCGTGAACCGGCGGGTCGGCACCGTGAGGCGGGCCAGTTCCCAGTTGGCGCGTTCGGGCAGGTCGGTGGTCTCGTCGTACAGGTTGACGTCGACGGTCTGTTTCTGGTCGTTGATCCCGGCCGGCGGCGCCGCGTTCGACAGCGGGCCGGAGGTGAGGATCCGCACGGCCTCGCCGGCGTTGGCGTTCTTCACCGTGACGTTGTTCGCGACGTTCCCGGCGACGGCCGCGACGACCGGCCGGAACGGCGGTGCGACGTGGCCGGCGGCGTAGTCGAGGGTCAGCGTCGGCGTCTGGGCGCGCAGGAACCGGCTCGTGGTGACGGTGACCGCGGGCCCGGACGTCGTCGGTGTGTCGTCGATGCGGCTACCCGGGTCGGTGGCGCGGCACTCGGCGAGGATGTCGATCCCGGACGCGACAGGCTGTGCGCCCATCCGCGTGCCCTCGCCGAAGGTGCCCCGCTGGAGCCCGGTGATACCGAGCTCGGTGAGGATGCGGAACGCCCGTACGTCGGTGCGTTCGCCGCGGTGGCCGTTGAACGACCGGGCCGAGCCCGCGGACAGTAGGTCCTGGGTGGGGTCGCTGACCGCGTACACGTGGCACATCCACAGGTCGAACGCGGTCGTCGAGTCGGCCCACCACGCGTACGGGAACCCGATCGTCCCGGCGAACGTGAACGTGAACCCGGCCACGAACAGGTTGTCCTGCAGATACCAGGCGGGTTCCACGGTGACGGTCCCGCCGGAGATGCTGACCTTGAGGCGCATCGTCATCCATGTGGTCGGCAGGAACCCGGCGTACGTCGACGCCCCGGACCCGACGGTCGCGCCGAGCGCGTCGAGGACGGTGACGGCGAACCCGGTGGCGGTCGCGTCCAGCCGCCACGTGTAGCCGTTGCTCGAATTGATCCGGATGATCTGGGTGGCCGCGCCGGGTAGCTGCGAGATCCGGGCGCTGAAGGCGACCTGCCACCCGGTGGCGTTGGTGCTGCGCAGGAAGTTCCCGGAGATCCGCTGGGCGCTGCCGGACAGTTTGGCGGTGGCGGCCGCCCCGGCGGGGCGGTCGGACTCGCCGAGGGACGGTCCGCCGCGCAGGGCGCCGAGCACGCCGCCGGTGACGGTGTTCGTGAGCCGGGCGGCGGCCGGGCCGTCTTCGATCGGCCAGTGTCCGAGCAGGGTGGCGGTCAGGACGGAGATCGAACGCCACATCGGCGAGCGCACCACGTCGGTCCAGCCGGCGATCCGTTCCAGCGGCCCGGCCGCGGTGAAGTTCACCCAGGCCCGGCCCTGGGCGCTACCGAGTCGGTGTTCCGGGGTCGCGTCCGGGTCGAACACGACCGCTTCGCCGGCCAGCCGGAACACGGAGTTGATGTAGAGCCGGGCGGGGGTGCCCTGCGCGGCCAGGCCGTACAGCACCGATTCGGGCCGGGTCGGGTCGTACGCCAGGTTGCTGTTGTTGATCTCGCAGGTGAAGTTGGCCGGTCGCGGCCAGCTGGTCGAGAACGGCTCGACGCCGCGCTGATGGGTGGCCGGCGCCGCCGAGTACAGCGGGATGTCCGTCCACGCGCCGGACAGCAGCAGTTGCAGCACCACGTTCTGGCTCATACGCGAATCGCCCCGCCCACCACCTGCACGCCCAGCGCGGTGACCCGGCCGCCGCGGCGGCCGACCTCGTGCTGGATCAGCTGGAGCAGGGCGGCGCCGATCGCGCCCGCGTCGACGCGCAACCACCCACCGCCGGACGATGACGTGCCCCCGGTCGCGGAGACGCGTTCGCCGGCCATGGCCAGGATCGGCACGTATTCGCCGGGTGAACCGGGCACCCGGCCGCCGGCGTGGAACGTGGGCAGGTTCGGGACCGAGATCGAGTTACCGCCGATGCCCGGAATCCAGTCAGGGACCGTCCACGACAGACTCCCGATCGTGCTGTTCCAGGCTCGGGCGATCAGGTTGAACGCGATGATGTACGGCCGGCTGATGAATTCGGCGACCTTTGCGAACGCTGTAGCGATCCAACCGGGGATCTTCTTCAGGAACTCCCAGGTGTTCGCGGCCGCGGACTTGATCCACGACCAGGAGGCTCGCCACGCCTTGGAGAACCAGTCGGTCTTGGTGGCGATCAGGACGATGACGGCGATCAGGGCGACGATCGCGACGACGACCCAGGTGATCGGCGAGGCGAACATCGCGCTGTTCATCACCCACTGCGCCGCGGCCCAGATCCGGGAGCCGGCCGCCGCGACCTTCGACGCCGCCGCGCTGGCCAGGGTGGCGACCTTGGTCTTCTCCAGCGCCGGGATGATCAGGTTGTAGAACCCGGAGCCGAGGTCACCGATGCCTGCGCCGAGCGTCAGGAACCCGTTGAACAGGTCCCCCTTCATGATCAGCGACGTGCCTTTGGCGCTGTCCTGGACACCGGTCAGGGTGTCGCGGAAGCCCATCGCCTTGGTGTCGACCTCGTCGGCCGCTTCGCCGGCCTTCTTGAAGCCGTCGGCGCTCTCGCCGACGTCGTCGGACATCTTCTTGGCCGACCCGCCGACCCGGCCGAACGAGTCCTCGATCTGCTTGGTCTCACCGGCGAAGGTGAGCGTGACCTGGTTGGCCATCAGGTCACCTCGAAGCCTGCGGAGCGGGCCAGTTCGGTCAACGCGTTCGACATGATCTCGGTGACCTCGGTCCGCTTGACCTCCAGACCCTTGTAGACGTACCGGCCGCTCTTGACGAACGGCCGCTTCGCCGGCCGGCCCTTGCGCTTGCCCTCGCCGCCGAAGTCCAGCCACGGCGCGTACGCCGCCCGCCGGCCGCCCAGCGCCACTCGGGCCTCCCGCTGGCTGGAACGCGCCTTCAGCGATGCGGCAGCGGCGCCGGTACGACGCGGGAACCGGGCCGACGCGTAGTCGACGATGATCCCGGATGCCTCGTTCAGGGCGAGGCGTAGCTGCTTGGGTAGGCCGGCGTCCATCCGCTTGAGCGAGGCCTGGAACTCGCGCAGGCCGGTCACTTCGATCTTCGCGACCATCTCAGCCCCCCGCCTTCAGCCGTTCCAGTTCCTCGGCCTGCGCGATCCGCGCGAAGTGCCGGCTCCACAGCACGAACTCGTCGTTGCCTATCGACGCCCGCAATTCGGCCACCGTGCGGCCGAGCTTCTGGGCTAGGTGGAACTCGAATGCGAGCTCGCCGTCTTCTTCGAGGGCGAGGTACGCCCTTTTCCCGACCCGGCCTCCATGTTCGACAGCGCGGAGATCGCCTGCGCGACCGCCTGGACGTCAGCGGCCACGGCCACCTGCGACCACTCGTCGACCTCGGCCTCGGTCATCCGCGGATCGAGCAGACCGCACGCGATCGCCTTGCGTTCCATGCCGACCTGGTCGTCGATCTTCGAGACCGCGACGGCTTCCTGGCGGCTGAGACCGCGCACCCGGACGGTGCCGATGCCCGACGGAAGGTCGACGTCGGTCTCCGGGAGGAAGCCCTTGAGCAGCGTTGCTTTGTCCACGACGTCCCCCTCTACGGCAGCGCGGTCGTGACGACCGCACCACTGATCTCGATCTCTGCGGCCCAGGTGACCATGTCGTCCACCGGGTTGGTCTCGGTGTACTTGGTCAGCACGCCGGAGAACGCGTCGTTGGGCCTGCCGGTGCCGACGCCCTCCGGGTTGCGCACGGTGGCCACGGTGGTGCCGACCAGCGAGAGCAGCGCGTTGCGGGGGCCGACGCTGACGGTGTTGTCGTAGGTGCCGCCGCAGGTGAACTTGCCGTCGCCGAGCCCGCCGGCCTTGGTGTGGTCGGTCGCGCCGTACCCGGTCGTGTCGTGCACGTCCGCGGACTTCTCGAAGCTCGACGTCTTGGTGAACGGCGAGATGTCCTTGGTCGCGATCGTGATCTTCGTGGTCTTGCCGTGCACGAACGCCATGGCGCTACACGCCCCTTCCGGTGATGTCGAGGTGGAACTCCGCAGCGAGGTAGTCGACGCCGGCCAGCGTCACGGCCGGGAACCCGACCCACGTGACGGTGACGACGTCGCAGGCCACCCAGGACCCGGCGCGGCCTTCGAGCTTCGCCGGGACCGACTTCGCGCCGGTCTCGGCGACGTACTCGCCGAGACGCTTCGCCGCGACCCGCTCGGACGCCTTACCGACCAGCACCAGCAGCGGCAGATCCGGCACCCGCGACTGCCCGCGGCCGTAGGTGCCGACGTACTCCAGCCGGTCCGGCCAGCCGGGCAACGCGGCCGGCGCCGCGACGGTGCCCTGCGACCACGCGTACGCGCGCAGCCCGGTGATCGTCTTGAGGACGGTGGCGATCTCGTCCTTGACCGCGTAGAGGTCCATCAGCCCGCCCTGCGGCGCCGGGACAGGCCCAGCAGCGTCGTCGCCACGTCCGGGTCGAGCTTCGCCAGCAGCCGCATCTCCGAGCCGGCGTCGGGCGAACCCGCGATGCCGTACGGGGAGTCGCGGCGGCTGTTCCAGCGCGAGCACTGCAGCTTGGCCGCGGCGACCACCTGAGACGGGACGGCCGTCCACCCGAACCGGGCCGTGACCACGTTCGTGACCGGTTGTCCCGGGTACGACGGGATCGGCTGAACGGTGAAACCGAGCCGTTCCCACGGCACGCCGTCGGCCGGGGCGTTGTCCGGCAGCAGGACCGCCCCGGAGCTCGCGTAGGCCGTGCCGTTGACCTGCAGGCCGGTCGCGTCCTGCACGTCGTCGATCTCCAGCACCCACAGCCCGCACGTCGGGTCGTAGTGCGGGGCACGCCGGTAGGTGCGGGCCGCGGGCGCGGCGAGCTGCCCGAACTGCCGGTTGGTCCGCTTGTCGATCGCCCGGGACGACGCCGTGGCCCAGATGCCGAACTCCACGTTGTCGACGGTGTCGTCGACACGCAGGTACGCCGCTACGTCGGTAGCGGTGATGTAGTCCGGCTTCCATGCCACGACGGACGCCTACGCCCGGTCGCCGATGACGACGAGCGCCTGATCCTCGGTCTCGGCGAGCTTCGCGCGGACCTCGTCGGCCGTCATCAGCTCGCCGCCGATGTTCGCCCGGCCGTGCATCTCCAGCTCGGCGCGGTCGCCCTCGGACAGTTGGAACCGGTGCACAGCGGCCGGCGGCTGACCGGTGCTCGCAGCGAGCTGGGCGCGCAGCGCGGCGTTGTCGGCCCGGAGCCGATCCCGCTCCGCGGTGATCTCTTCCTTGGTCTCTGCCATCGGATTCCCTTACGTAGCAACGGATTCGGGGCGGGAGGGCAGGTGTTGCATCTGCAACACCTGCCCCAGGTCCGGCTACACCGGGTCGTAGATCACTTCGCGGGTACCGGCGAAGTCGGTGATGCCGAACGCCTTGTAGCCCCAGATGCCGAGGTCGACCCAGGCGACCCGCCAGGTGACGTCGATGCGCTGCGGCGCGGACGCCCAGGCGCACACCTTCTCCGGGTCGAACATCCAGGACGACGCGGCGACGGTGCCGGTAGCCGCGGTCGCCCACGCCGGGATCCAGGTCATGCCGTGCGCGTAGATCTGCCGGTACGCGGGCTCGACGGTGCCGTTGGCGTTCTGCGGGCCGATCTCCGGGTACAGCCGGCGGCCGGCCGAGTCCTTCGCGGCGGCCATCGCCTTGTACAGGTCGATCTGGGTGAAGACCTTCTTGAACCGGTTGCCGCCGCGGATGTACTGCAGCGGCACGATCGCCGCCGCGAGCGCCTGATCCAGGACCGAGTCGGCCGCGGCCGTGGTGATGGTCATGTCGGTGATCGACGCGGCGGCAGCAACCAGCTGCGCCGTGACGAACGCTTCCAGGGCCTCGTAGTAGCCGCGGGTCATCTGCCGGTAGATGAGCCCGGACATCTGCGGGTTGCCGCCCTGGTCGAACGCCTCCCGCGTGATCTCCACCTTGCCGGACACGGCCGACGGGGTGATGGTCTGCGCGGTCGCGGTGAACGTGCCCGGGGTCGGCTCGGTGCCGGTGACGTGGTCGGCGACCAGCCCGGACGAGCTGTTGAACTTCGGGATGACGAACGGGGTGACCGCGTCCAGGGTGCCCTTGTTGACCGCGTCCCAGATCGGATACTGGAACTCCATCTGGTCGACGTACATCTCCGGGTGGTTCTGCGGGTAGTTCAGGTTGACCACGTTGCCCGGGGTGATCGCGAACTGCTCGCGCAGGAACGTCTCCGCCCGGTCCTTCGCGGCCTGGTCCCCGCCACCGCCCTCGCGCCAGCCGGAGAACAGGTCGGTGGAGAAGTCGTGCGACCCGGCGCGCAGGTTGCCGTGCCGGTCGAAGACGTACGGGGCGGGCTCGCGGACCTGCGCCGGGCCGTGGTGCGGGCTGACCGCGGTCGGACCGACGTCGGCCGCCGGCGGCTGACCGGCCTGGAACGCGGCCACCATCGCCGCGAGCGTAGCCGCGTCCGGGGCGGCCGGCTGCGCGGCCGGGGCGGGCGCCGGGGCGGGCTGGGCGCGTAGCTGGGCCGCGAACGTCGCACACGCGATGCCCGGGGCGTGCCGCTGGCCGCAGTGCGGGCAGGGGTCCATGGATCCTCCTGTCAGGCTCGCGGCCACGGTGGTCACGCGGGCATCGTCGAACGCGGGCATGTAGGTGGTGGACGTCTCGCGCCAGGTCGCGCGCAGCACGTTGTAGACACCGGTCTCGGCGTCGTACTCGACGTCACCGGCCTCCGGGTCGAGGTTGAAGTCGACGCCGATCGACAGGCCGGAGTACAGGCCGTGCTCGGCGTCGTAGAGCAGCTGATCGCGCTGGGCCTTGGCCGGACTGCCCTCCGGGCCGTCGAGCACGGCCAGCTCGACGACCGGGCCGGCGGCCGAGTCGGTCACCGAACGGTGGAAACCGACCGGAGTCGTGTGGTCCATCAGGTGCGCCATGCGCGCCGGGTCGGAGTACTCCAGCGAGCCCGGCTTGAAGGAGTACTTCAGCCCGCCCTTGTCCGCGACCGCGTTGTACGGCACGGCCAGACCGGTGATCGTCCGGGCGCCCTGGTCGACCTTCGGCGCCGGCGGTGCGTCGGCGAAGTCGTGCGCGCTGAACCGCAACATCGGCTCGCCGTCGAATCGCGCAGACGACTGCGCGATCGGTGCGGGCGCCGGGGCGGGCTCCTTCTTCGGCGGTGGCCCGGACAGGCCGGCCCAGCCGCGGATCTCTGCAGCGTCGGTCACGCCCAGCGCCTCCAATTGAGCCCAGTACGACGCCTGCTCACCCGGCGACGCCTTGAGGTAGTCGGTCAGGTCGAACTTCGGGGCGTAGCCGCGCCGGGTCACATCGCCCATGCCGAGCCGGTCGGTGATCGCGCTCATGAACGGCGCGTACGTCCGGTTGACCTTGTCCTGCTTCTTGTCGACGGAGTTGAAGTACGTCCGGCTGGTGGTGGACACGCCCAGGTCCTCGGGATCGACACCGAGCCCGTTCGCGATCTCCAACGTCACCTGGCGCTGCAGGTCGACCAGGGTCAGATCCCGCGGCGACGGCGCGGACACGTCGGCCCGCTTCACCGTGCTCGGGATCCAGCCGTACGGGCGCAGCTGACGCATCGCCCCGTACTCGGCGAGGAACGCATCCACCTCGTCGTCATCGAGCGGGTCGACCTCGGGGTTGTCGGAGTCGGTGAAGAACTCCCGCAGCGCCGGATTCTCCGCGTACATCGCGGCGACCTGGTCGAGCGCGATGGCCCGGCGGATCGCCCGGGAGTTCGCCGCCAGGATGCCGGGGTTCGGCGAGTCGAAGCGGATCATCAGCGACGCAGAGATCGGCTGCGGGCCCTTGCCGTCGCCCCGGTCGATCCACACGAAGCTGCCGGTCTGACCGGGCGCGCTGGTGCCCAGCTGGTAGCCGGCCGACAACGGCGGCTGCTGAACGTTCTTGCCGGGCGGCCGGAGCGTGACCGTGGTCGGGTCGATCCGGCGCACCGACACGGGGTAGCGGTCGAAGTCCTGGCCGGTGATCTGCCACCAGGCGATGCCCTCGAACGCCAGGTCCTCGATCGTCGCGGCCATGTGCACGACGTTCGGGACGTCCGGGTCGAACTGGCGAAACAGCGGCGAGTCGACGACGTCCAGGTCGCGGTAGAGCCGCAGCGGCAGCGTCGCGATCGACGCCAGCTCGTTGCGGCCACGCTGCACAGCGGCGACCGACAGCGCCTGCGACCGGGTCACCCGGGCGCCCTCGCCGTTCTTCATCGCCGAGATCACCTGGTCGACCGGGCGCGGCACGGTGTCGAACGTGTGCAGCGGCTGCAGGTCGAGCGTGATGGGTCGCGGCAGCCCGATCAGGCCACGCGCGACCTGCAATCCTGCGGAAACCCACCCCATGATCCGGATTGTGACAGGAAATCTTCCCGTAAACCAGTCGGTAGACCGGAAGATTTCCTGTCAGCCTGCTCCGTGGACCCGTCGGGAGACCTCGCGCCGGGTCGGCAACGTCCGGGCCAGGTGCGCGGCGCCGGCCACCGCGTACACCGCATCGACGTTGCCGCCACCGCGCCGGGTGAAGACCTTCGCGTCGCCGCGGCGCAACCACTCGGCGCCGGCCACCTGCGCGTCGAGCATGCCCTGACCGGAATGCGCCAGCGTGCCCGCGGTGATCTCCTTGCCCAGGCCCATGCACACCGCGGTGTCCTCGCCCCGGATCTCCGCCACGGTCACGCCGCGCGGCGGCCACCCGCGCACACCGTCCTTCCGCCGGTCCTTCAGCCGGCCGGCGACCGCGGCGGCCGGGCCCGCCGGGAACCAGCCCACCGTCTTCGGCCCGATCCTTTCCACCCAGCCGGGAAGATCGCGTTCCAGCTCGGCAGCGGCACGCGGCCCGGTCCACTCGGCGACCGTCTCCACCCGGACCCGGCCGTCCTCGAGGACGGCGGCCGCCGCGAGGGTCGCGTGCTGCTCGTCCCGGCTGAGGTCGACGCACAACGCCAGCCGCGACCGCGCGTCGGCCAGCTCGCCGGCGTCGAGGCACGCCTTCCAGCGCTGCGGGTCGATCGCCGGGTCCAGGTGCCGCACCCGGATGCACATGTTCTCCGTCTTGAACGTGGCCAGCGCCGCGCCACCGATCCGCTTCGCCCGAGCGCCCTTGGCCACCAGCACGTCGAGGTCCAGGCCGTAGCCGGCCCGCGGGTTCGCCTGCAGCAGCGCATCGACGTCCTCAGGGTCGGCATCCTCCGGCGCGCTCCACTCCAGCAGACCCAAGCGCTCATCGCCGACACCGGTCTCGATGAAGTCGAGCGCGGCCTGACGATGGTCGTTGAGCACGACCGACCGGTCGTCGCCGGCGTTGCTCAGCGTCCAGATCTGAGCGTCCATCGGCGAACAGGCCGGCTCCATCGCACCCCAGGCGTCGTACGAGTGATGCTGGCGCAACTCGTCGGCGATCCCCCGGTAGACCGTCAGCGACCGGCCGCCCTCCTCGTTCGCCGCCGCGATCTTGTACCGGCAGTCGTCGACGGTCCAGCTCTCCGTCTCGCCGTTCGTGAGCCGGTACCACTTGCGGCCCGGCTCGTGCAGGCCATCCAGAACCCGCGTGCCCTTCACCAGGTTGACCGCCTTGCGCCAACTTTCCTTCGCGTAGCTGAGCTGGGTGGACGTGCCGAGGATCAGCGGGATCTTCTTCCGGAACTGCCAGAACACCGACAGCACCACCGGCAACTCCGTCTTCCCGTTCTGCCGCGACACCAGCAGCAGCACGATCCGGAACCGCGGCCGGCCGTCCTCCAGCAACTCGCCCCCGTGGACCACCGCGAACTCCTGCCACGGCAGCAGCGGATGACCGATCTCCCGCGCGAAATCGATCACCTCGAAGCCGTACGAGGTCTCCGGGGTCAGGTCGCGCAGCGGCGGAGTCCACAGCCGGGGCGTCGTCGAGCCCAGCAACCGAGGCTGGTCAAGAACGGTCACGATCGCTCCAGATCGGGCAGCGGGGAGAGGGAAAAAGAACAG